GCGCTACGCCAGCCGGGATTGTATATTCAGAGTGGGCGCTTGCTAATCCAAATTCCAGAGCGCATTTTCGCCCGATTCTTGCAGAAAATAAAGGCTGGCAGATATTTATTACAACGCCACGCGGCAAAAATCACGCATACAAAACATTCCAGGCGGCAAGAAACAATCCGGAAGCTTATGCCGAGATTTTAGACGTTGAGCAAACAAAAGTCTTGACGTTAGAAGAAATAGCGAAAGAGAAAAAAGCATTTATTGACGAGTTTGGCGAGGATTACGGATTATCTAAGTTTGACCAAGAATATATGTGCAGCTTTACTGCGTCAAACATTGGCGCAATACTAGCGGCTGGAATATCAAAGCTGGAAAAACAGGGGCGGATAGGTTCTCATGTTGAATTTGACCCAGATGGCGCTGATTTTTATATCAGTGCAGACATAGGCAGAAAAGACACATCAACATGGTATTTCTGGCAGCCAACAATCGGCGGTTATACGATTTTTGACTATGACTGCGGATTCGGTTTAGATGCTGACCAGTGGTGTGATCGTTTGCGCGACAAAATAAGCCAGTACAAACGAGCCAATGGTTCATCTGCTTTAGGCAAAATATGGCTACCCCATGACGCAAGAAATAAGACTTTTGCGGCAAAATATAGCGCAATAGAGATTTTCCTTAAGTATTTCGGCGCTTCGCACGTCAAAATAACGCCAGACAGCAAAAAAGCAGACAGAGTAAACGCCGCCCGAAGGATTATTCAAAGATGCGAATTTTCCGACAAATGTGAAAAAGGGCTAGAAGGTTTAAGCGCTTGGAGTTATATATGGGATGAGGAAAGACGCATATTTTCAAGCGACCCAGACCACAATTGGGCATCACATGATGGCGACGGATTCAGTTACGGATGCCTGATTGCGGAACAAATTAAGCCAAAAGAACCCGAAAAACCCGCAAAATTCAACATAAGAGCACAAAACGGTGTCATAATTACGGCACCTTTAGACGAATTGTGGCAAGACGTTAAACGCCATCAGGAAAGATACTAATGTCTATATTTACAGTATCAGCTACCGAATTAGTGCAATTAGGAACTGGCGCTATTCAGCCGACAGACACATTTCAGAATGGTGTGCTTTTATCTGGCGACTTAAACAGGGCTATTTCAACTGGTGGTGATGAGTACGCTAACGGTCTTCTAATGACAGACGCAGGACAGATTCGATACGTTGATGCCACTGCCGGACTTCCAGCTGATGTGGTCTGGTCTAACGGCATTCCCCGCGCTAATGATGGCGCTTTGTGTGTCTCGACAGGCGCACTGGCGACATATTCTAACGGCACGCCTATGGTTGCAAACGGCGCGGTAAGAGTGAGCATAGTCCCATGATATTTGTACAAGCGCACCCACAAGCCAGGCCGCCCGTCATTGATAAAATTGGCGCGGTGCAATATGTCATGTGGCACCCTGTTAAATGTGACGACAAAACAGCATATTTTCTATTTCCCAATGGCGCAGAATTAAAAACAAGCGCAACATCCGAAAGACTGGTGGCCGTTGCGGAAAGCCCAGAGGAGGCTTGGTCAAGAATTATGACCGACAAGCCGCTTCTCGAAAAATACGGAATACCCACATGAACCCAGTAGACGCAAGCACCAAATGGCTGGCTGAGTTAAAACTTGCCAAACGCGAAGATGAGAAGTTTATTGAGCGTGGCGACAGGATAATCAGACGTTATCGTGACGACCGCAAAAACTTCACGACCTACGGCAAACGATTCAATATATTGTGGTCGAACATTCAGACCATGATGCCAGCCCTATACGGGAAAACCCCTAGAGCCGAGGTATCGAGACGCTGGAAAGATTCTGACCCGGTTGGACGCACTGCTTCGGTGATTATAGAACGCTGTTTACAGTACGAAATTGACAAGGGCGACTTTGACGCTGCGATGAAGCTGGCGATAAGTGACAGACTGCTTCCGGGACGCGGTACGGTGTGGGTGCGGTTCGAGGAAAAAGAACTAGCCCAACCTGTTGACGCTTTGCCTGGTGAAGAAGGCGGCGAGGCGCAAGTTATGCCCAACGCGCCCTACAAATACGAATGTACCCCGGTAGATTATGTCTTCTGGAAAGATGTGAGATATTCACCCGCTAGATGTTGGGATGAGGTGACATGGATCGCCCGTCGGGTGTACATGAGCCAAGAGGATGGCATTAAGCGATTTGGCGAGGATTTTAAGCAAGTTCCATTAACTCACGAGCCTGTTGGCCTAGATGAGATGGAAAAAATGGGTGTTGAAGGCCTGGACGACATGAAAAAAGCCGTTGTCTGGGAAATATGGAGCAAGACGACAAAGCAGGTTTTCTGGGTGTCTGAGGGATACTCTAAGACGCTGGACATTAAAGACGACCCACTAGGGTTAGATAATTTCTGGCCATGCCCCAAACCTTTGTTTGCTACCCAAACCACCGAGACTTTAGTACCCATACCCGATTACAGCCTTTATCAAGACCAAGCCGAAGAGATTGACATGCTAACCAACCGGATAGCAATGTTAGTCGAAGCGGTTAAGGTGGTGGGTGTCTATGACGCAAGCCAGCAGGGTGTACAAAGGATGTTAAGCGAGGGTGTGAATAACCAGTTGATACCTGTGGATACTTGGGCAGCTTTTGCGGAAAAGGGCGGGCTAAAGGGTGTTGTTGACTTCATGCCGCTGGATTCTGTCCTTCAAGCGTTGAGAGAATGCTACGCAGCCAGAGAGCAAGCGAAGCAGGTGGTGTATGAAATCACCGGAATATCTGACATTATTCGTGGTGCGTCGATGGCTTCGGAAACCGCTACCGCGCAACAGATTAAAAGCCAGTACGCTTCACTGAGACTGAAACGCCTACAGACCGAAGTGGCGCAGTTTGCTACCGAAGTGCTGAGAATCAAAGCCCAGATAATGTGCGATTTTTACGCACCCCAGACCCTTGTCGAGATGTCTGGAATCATGGGGACAATGGACGCTCAATATGCAGAGCAGGCCATTATGTTGTTGAAGTCTGAGCCAGCCAGAGGGTTTAGGATTGAGGTTGCCTCTGATTCACTGGTAGAGATGGACGAGGCCACCGAAAAACAAAGCCGGATTGAGTTTCTGGGCGCGGTCGGGCAGTTTATGGATAGAGCCTTACCCGTAACCCAACAAGTGCCAGAACTCGCCCCGCTTATGGGTGAGATGCTGATGTTTGGCGTTCGGGCATTCAAAGGCGGCAGAATGATGGAATCTGCCTTTGATGAAGCCTTGGCAAAACTTAACGCACCAAAACCGCCTGAACAACCTCAACCGGATCCGGAACAAATGAAAGCCGAGGCCATGATGCAGGTTGAACAGGGCAAGATGCAGCTAGAACAGGCAAAAATACAAACTCAGGGGCAGATTGAGCAGTTTAAGGCTCAGCAAGCTAAAGAACTGGAACAGATGCGGCAAGAATACGAATCGGCTAGAGAGCAGGTCAGACAGGAAGCCGAGACGCAACGCTTGCAAATGAAAGCCCAGATTGAAGCAGAAACCAAGCTACAAATAGCCGAAATGCAGCGCAGTCTTTCTGAAAAGCCAGCCGTATCAGTCGAAATTGCTGGTGAGGAAAAACTAAGTGAGGTAGGTGAGCAAGTAAAACAAATGGCTGACATACAACAAAGTGCAGTATTGCAAGCCGTCGAAATGCTTGCCGAAGCCGTCGAAAAGATGAACAAACCGAGACGCAAGTTGCTGCAACGCGGCGAAGATGGCAGGGCAATTGGCGTGATTGAAATAGAGGAAGACTGATGCCTAATGCAATTTATCCTAAGTACAAAGAAGCACTGTGGTTACAGTCGGCCAACAGCAACGCTAACACTGGAACCGTTAAAGTTGCGTTAGTAGATACTGGTGTTTATACCTACAGCGCGGCTCATGAGTTTCTGACAAGTTTGACGGGTGTGGTCGGAACCGCGCAAATAGTAGGCTCCAAGACGTTCACTGATGGCGTATTTGACGGCACAGACGTGACTTATACCGCAGTGACCGGAAACAGCGCAGAAGCACTTGTTTTTTACATTGACACCGGAACGGCGGCAACATCGAGACTGGTTTCTTACATCGACAGTGGTTTTAGTGGGCTTCCCGTTACACCTAACGGCGGCGATATTACGCTTTCATTCAACGCTTCCGGTATTTTTGCACTATAAGGGTAAAAAATGGCTAATAACGTAATTTTGCCCGGTACTGGTGAGCCAATAGCTACCGATGATATAGGCACAGCACCTAATAACGCTCACTACCAGCGCATAAAGATCACTGATGGCTTAGAAGAATCTACCGTACCTGCGAGAGTAAAAGCAACAAACGCCGACGCTACCGACGCTGGCATTGTTGTTAGAAATACACCACAAGATACTTGGTCGGTGAGTTTTACGCGAGTAAGTGCGTCGTCACTTGATAGCCCTGAAATGACACAGCGCAGGCTTGGTGCTGGCATGGGCGTTTCGCAATCGTCAGGCAATTTAGTAGTGACGACAGGAACAACGGCAAACAGTGAATTTTTAGCACGCTCTACCGTTACATTT